GGAATCAACAATAAAAAAACAAAGGAGGAAGAAAAGATGGCAAGAAAATGGACAAAACAAAGTGCAGAAAAATACATCAAAGAGGCAAAACAAAAAGGGTTGACATACTGGAGTGCAAAAGATTATTTAAAACATCATAAAACAATGCACTCAATAATATAAAGAAGGTGTTGAGCATGTTAAGTCAAGAAACTATCTATCAAACATACACAAGAACAGTATGTAGTATTTGTAAATACAAAGAAGAGTGCCAAGAAGAATTAAGAATAAGACTAGACAACACAATAAAATGCGATAACTTTAAAACCACATACCAAAAGAAACCTGTACATCCAAACTACTTATACAGGTGGTAAGATAAAAAAGGAGGAATTAATTATGTTAGTAAGAGCAACAGATCAATACGAAAAATTAAATTTACAAGACAATGAATTGAAAAGAATACCAAAAACAGGAGAAGAATTTGAAGTATCAGAAGAAAGATATAAAGTATTAACAGAAACAAACAAGTTTAATGCAATATTTGTTGAAAAAGTAGACAAAGAAGAAATAAAAGAAAAAGACAAAGAAAAAGAAGAAGAAGAAAAAGAAGAAGAAGAAAAAGAAGAAGAAGAAAAAGAAGAGACAGTAAATCAAACTACAAAAAAGAAAACAACAAGAAAGAAGAAATAAAAATGATAATGAAACTATGTGCAAGATGTCATAAAATAATACAAGCACCAAATAGCTATTGTGATAAATGCAAAATCATTATAGAAAAACAAATAGAAGAAAACAAACAACGAAACAATATAAGATATAACAAGCAAAGAAATAAAAAATATACACAATTCTATAATAGCAAACCATGGAGAATACTAAGTAAGAAATACATAACAAAACATTACTTGTGTGAAAAATGTCAAGAAGAGGCTAAGCAAAACAATAAATACACAATAAACTTAGCAGAAGAAGTGCATCACAAAGAGCCGATACAGACAGAAGCGGGATGGTTAAGAAGACTAGATTGGGATAACTTAATAGCTTTATGCCACATGCATCACGACATAGCACATAATAGATTTAGAAAAAATTAAACTTATAAATCAATAAAATTAAACTAAATAGTTAAACAAAACAGGGAGGGGTGGGCAAAAAAGTACAGAGAGCACGCCCAAACAACGGTGGCTTGGGGTCAGCGTAGAAAAAACTCCCCAAATTCAATTTTAAGCCAAGCAAAAAGGAAGTGAAGAAAATATATGGCAGGAAGACCAAAAGAGCCTATAAACTTAATTCTGGCGAAAGGAAAAAAGCATTTGACCAAGGAAGAAATAGAAACAAGGCAAGAAGCTGAAATAAAAACAAGTTATATAAATGTAACAGCACCTGATTACTTATCAGAAGAGGAAAAAACGGAATTTGATAAAATATCAGAAATTCTATTAGAAATAGGAATCATAAATGAGTTAGACGAAGATTGTCTAGCTCATTATTTAATTGCAAATACAAATTATATATCATACACAAAAGAATTAAGAAAATTAAACGCTGAATTAAAAAAAGCTAAAAAAGCAGATAAAAAGAAACAAATAATGTCACAAATAGATTTATATTTAACATATCAAGATAGAGCATTAAAGCAATGTAGAGCATGTGCAAACGACATGGGGCTTTCAATTTCGTCAAGAGCAAAATTAGTAATGCCTCCGTCTAAAGAACCAGAAAGAGAAAATAAATTTGCTAAATTCAAGGTGGTGGGGTAATTGCTGGATAGAGTTACAGAATACGCAAAAAAAACAGTAAATGAAGGCAAAATGGGACAACTACATATTTTAGCATGTAAAAGGCATTTAAATGATTTAAAAAGGCAAGGAACAAAGCAATTTCCGTATATTTGGGATGCAGAAAAGTCTGAAAGAATATTAGAATATGCAGAAACATTAACAATAGGAGAAGGATTTGAAACTAAACAAGTCAAGCTTTTAGGCTCACAAATATTTGATATAGGATGCCCATTTCGGCTGGATAAAACAAAATAATGGGAAAAGAAGATTTAGACGTTCTTATGAATCCATGGCAAGACAAAATGGAAAATCATTCAAAAACGGTATTAGAGGAACATACATAGCAGGATTCAGTGGATATAATTATGGAAAACTATTTACAGTAGCAACAAAAAAGAGACAAGCAAGAATAGCATGGGAAGAAATGGCAAAATTCATAAAAACAGACGAAGACTTGCAAGAACTATTTGATATAAAAGATTATAAATCATTAATACTAGCAAACGATACACAATGCACAATAGAGGCACTATCAAAAGAAAGTGGATTAGATGACGGATTCAGAAGTATATTTACATCTGTTGACGAATACCACCAACACCCAAACGCTAAAATCTATAAAGCATTATATAACGGCACAAAAGCACTTCCAGAGACATTGGTAAGCATTATCACAACAAGAGGAGACAAGCTTAACAGTGCATGCTATGATATGGACCAATACTGTATTAATATTTTGAAAGGAATATCAACAGCAGAAGATTTTTTTGTTGATATATATGCACTAGATGAAAAAGACGACATATTTAACCCTAAAAATCTAATAAAAGCAAATCCTTTTTTAGCATCTACAAAGCAAGGATTAGAAACGCTAGTTACTGATATGCAGACAGCAAAAGACATGGGAGGGCTTGAATTAAGAGACTTCATGACAAAATCTCTCAATATGTGGGTAAAAAATACAGACGATCAATTCATGGATCCTGAAAAATGGAAAAAATGTGAGTCAGATTTAGAACTAAAAGATTTGATAGGAAAAGAATGTTATGTTGGAATAGACTTATCACATGGAGGAGATCTAACAACTATACATATTGAAATTCCACTGGAAAATGAAGAATTTTTTGAACATTCACATTCGTTTATGCCACGCGGAAGATTAGAAGAACACATTGCTACAGATATTGCCCCATACGATTTGTGGGAAGAACAAGAACTAATAACAGTAACAGGAGGACAGAGTACATTTAAAAATGATTATAAATTTATAATTAAACATTTAAAAGACATTTTAGAAGAATACGATTTGCAATTACAAGCAATAGGATATGATCCACATAATGCAGATGGTTTTTTATCAGATTTAGAAGAGTTTGACGTGCCTCTATTAGAAATAGCCCAAAACGCAAAAACGTTAAATGATGGAACAGAAGATATTCAATTGCTAATAGAATCAGGGAAAATAAAATACAACAAAAGAGAAGAATTATTAAGTTACAGTGTCTCTAATGCAAAAATTGTAAGAAATAGCTTAGGAGATAAAAAAGTAGATAAAGAACCTAGGGCAAAAACAAAAAGAATAGACCCAGTAGATGCGATGATAGATGCACATATTACACAAATGAAATTTAATGAAAAAGAGCCAGTCGATTACGACAAAGAAATGGAAGAATATTTAAACTCAATGGGCTGGAATGACTAATAAAGGAGGAAAACATGAAGATTAAAGATAGAATAAAGACAGCTTATAACGTACTAACAAACAAATCAAGTAAAGATTATGCAATGCAACAATTAATAGATTTCTTAGGATTAAATGGAACTAAAGAAAATGCATTATCAGAATCAACATATTTTGCATGTTTGAAAGTATTAAGCGAGTCCGTAGGCAAATTGCCACTTAAATTGCTACAACACAGAGACAACAATGGCGTTATAACAGCAAGAGGACACCCACTATATAGGATTTTACATGACAGACCAAATCCGTATATGACATCTACAGCATTTTGGTCAACAGTAGAACAAAATAGAAACCACTATGGCAATGCTTATGCACTAATAAGAGGAGCTGGGAGTAAAACGACATTATGGATTTTACCGTCTGATGAAGTAGAAATTTGGTATGACGATAAAAAAATCTTAGGAGACGTAGCGGACATATATTATATTTATTCGCATGGTGGAAAAATGTATCAATTTAGTTCTGAACAAATATTACACTTTAAAACATCAAATACATTCGATGGAATAAAAGGAATACCTGTTCGAGAACAATTAAAAATGACAATAGAAGGAAATATAAAAGCTCAAAAGATGCTAAACAGTATGTATAAAAGTGGATTTACAGCTAAGGCAGTTATTCAATACACAAGCGACTTATCAGATAAAAACCTAGAAAAGTTTAAAAACAGAATAGAAAAGTTTGCAGGTAGTGATTTAGATGACAAAGAAACTAAAAATATTATACCAATTCCAGTCGGAACACAATTGACACCACTAAACATTAAATTAGCAGATAATCAATTTATAGATGTCAAGAAGTACAGTGCATTGCAGATAGCATCAGCGTTTGGAATAAAGCCAAGCCAAATAGGAGACTACGAAAAATCCAGCTATGCAAGTGCTGAGGCACAACAGCTAAGCTTTTACATAGATACACTACTATATATTATTAAGCAATATGAAGAAGAACTCAATTATAAGTTACTATCAGACGAAGACATACAAAATGGATATTACTTTAAATTCAACATAGCAGTAATATTAAGAGCAGATTTAAAAACACAAGTAGAAACACTATGTCAAGCGATATCTAATTTCTTATACACACCAAATGAGGCAAGAGCATTATTAGATATGGAGGCAAAAGCAGGAGGAGATCAATTACTTGGAAATGGTGCTAGTATTCCTGTTCAATTAGCAGGAACACAATATACTAAAAACAAAGGAAAGGAGGAAGAAAAGCAATGGATGGAGAAGATAATGAAAGATATTCTGACAAAGTTGTTACAGAAGGAGTTATCTGTAAATCAGCAAGCGTAGAAAGTCAAGAAGTAACAGAACAGGACTTACGTAAAATCAACAAGTTTACACTTTCCCCTTTGAAAGCAGAAGATGTATTTACTTTCAAGTTAGTTATGGGAGACAATGAGATAGATGACAGAAATTACGAGCCATTCAATCTTAATGCACTAAAAGACTTGCAAAAGCTATACATCGGCAAAACAATGATAAAAGACCACAACAGGAAGTCAGACAATCAAATTGCAAGAGTATATGATACTGAGCTGATACAAGACGAAAACAAAATAACAGGAGCAGGGGAAATATATACAAAACTAATTGCAAAATGTTATATGTTAAGAACTGAAAAAAACACAGATTTAATTGCTGAAATAAAGGCAGGAATTAAGAAGGAAGTGTCAACAAGCTGTAGAGCGAAACATGCTTATTGTTCAATCTGCGGATTAGACAATATGAAAAATTATTGTTCACATTACTGGGGAAGAGAATATGAAACTCAAGAAGGCAAAAAGACATGTTATTTTACGCTAGATGGAGCAAA